CAAGCATTGTATGCTCTGGTTGTATTGCCGCCAAACAAGCCATCACTGGTTACACCAATTACTGCTTGTCCTTCTTTGATTTTTTCACGCTCGTTGCTTTGTAGTTTATTGGTCACAACCACAATGTTTTCTTCTATGGCAGCAACTCTAGTTTTTAAACTTTCAATAGCACTAGTATCTATTTGTAAGTCTGTGATGCGCTGTTCGTATTCATTTGCTTGTTTATTAATACGTTCAAGGTCAGCATCAAGTTGTTCTATTTGTTTGTTGTATGGTTCTACCTGTGCTTCGATACTTGCTACACTGGTGTTTTCCATCTCTGTTCTGTAGTCTGCTACTACTGATTTTAGACGCTCTAGTTCGCTGTCTAAACTTTCAATTTCTTCTTCATAAACACCTACTCGGTCTTCGAGTCTTTCAAGTTGCGTTTGTATGATTTGATTTTGTTCCGCAATAGCAGGCTCAATACGAATGTAAGCACTGTCTATCCTTTCTTGTTCTTTGTCAATTTGTGCTTGTGTGGCAGCATTGCCTTCACCTACACTGGCTTCAGCATCTTGTATCCTAGTTTCTGCTCTAAGAATAAGATCTTCAATCCTGACAACTTCCTGTTCAATGCGCTCGATTTGTGCGATGCCTTCTTCGGCAGCACTGGTTTGCTCAATGTGTGCTTTTGATAGGAAGCCAAAAATACCCATGCTGGTAATAAACATCAGCACTAGGACACTGATGCTCAAGTAGGTTTTCAACCACCACTTGGCACGATCCCAATACCAATGTAGCCACACTGCCGTGACCAGTTTACCAATTTCCAAAGCGCCGCCCATGATAATGATTGGCAATGCGGCAGCCGCAAAGATTGCGACTAAACCACTAACGCTGTAATATATTGCTACGGCACTGATTGTCAGCGCCGTTATTAGCACAAGTATTCCTAAAAACATAGTATTGTATTTAATTACTCCCATCGGTAGAATATATGCGCACCTATTCTACCTACCATTTGTAGCTTTTTAGCCCATCTTGGATTCACATATGTAGCATGATAGTTGGTAGCACCTTCGGTTAATCCTCTGTGCTTGTCCCATTTGCTGATTGACCATGCTATAGTTTGCGCTTCAATCCAACGGTCTCGGTCTTGTGGGTCATCTGACTTACCATCACAATACCAGCTAAATTGGCAATCTCTTCTTCCTTTCTTGTAGCCGTCTTTGACTACTCCACAGATGGTGTTTGGAAAACGTCTGTCGTTCACACGATTCAAAACCACATCTGCCACAGCATATTTATCTGCTAAATTACTGCTTCTTGCTTCATAATACACATTCAATGCCAAGCAATGTTCTTGTGGAAACTTATTCAAATCAAATGAATAACTTTCGGTTGCTGACACTCCTGTGCTGCCAAGGATTACTCCTACGATTAGTAAGAACTTTTTCATATCTACCTCAATTGTTGTTTTACTTAGTTTCTGCGCATCGCAGCGATGTCTTTAGCATCTTCTTTTTTGTCTGCGAATACTGGTACCATATTACTCTTGTGCATTGTAGCAATACCAAGCAACCTACGTTCGCCTGAATAAACCATAGACTCTTTTGCTGGACCATGTCCTGCTATGTTGTTGCTTAATGGTGCTGTATCTCTAGTTTTGTAATCTGGTATTTCATTAGTGTGTTGTGCCTTTGACTTACCAACACCCATAGACGCAAGCCACTGCTCGTGTTCGGCTTGTGCCTTCTGTAGTCTCTTATTTTTAGATTTTTTCTGTTTGCGATTATAACGTGTTGTAGTGAGGTAAGGACCTACTAAAGACATTGTCATAACGGTACTCCATTTTGTTTAATCTATAAACAGTATAACAGAATACTACCGAATGTCAACCTTTATTTTGTCATTTTAGCTACTGCGGCATCATAGTCTTCGCGACTTACAATGCCTTCGTTAAGTAAACGCTCACGGTTAGCCATGTGTGCGGCTTGAGTATCGTCTTTTGATCCGCCAAAGTAGGGAACACAATGTCCTTCGGCTTCCATAATCTCAGTAACCCTTTTCATCTCGCCATTGTAATTTACTTTGAAGTCTCCTAAGATACGACCAAACTTGCCTTTCATATCTTCACCTTTTTTATCTTCAGTAGTAATTAGTTTACCGCCGTCTTTCATAAGTTCTTTAAGTCTTGCTTTGGCTGCTTCGCCAAACAAATCTTCTACTTTATCGCTAGTACGTGACTCTGGTGTATCAATACCCATTATTCTTACACGTTCGTCTTTTAAACAAACGCCAAATCCTAAATCAATATCTACATCTACTGTATCTCCGTCGACTACTTTAATGACTGTCACGTCATATTCGTTGTTTTGCATGTTATTACCCTCATTGCTATTCATCCAAGTTTAACGCTTGGTCGCCCCATAGTTCCATTATTACTTCTCCGAACGCTTGTCCAAAAAGCCACATCAATACAAGGATTACTGCCACTACACATATTGTTAATGTCCAAACCCATATTTGTAGTAATGGATGTTTACCTGTTGTCCAGTGTATTAATTTTTTTATTTTGTTCTTCAACCCGTCTAACATATACTTACCAACAAACCATCTTAAAAGCCTCATAACAATCAAGATAGGTGAACTTAACACATCGAACAAAATTAAAAATAAGTCTACTGAGACATCAACTATGGAATCAATATTCAGTTTTTTCTTAATTTTTTGCCACATATATAACCCTCATTATATGTGTATATTTAGTCATAAAAAAAGGCCGCACTAGGCGACCTTCTTTAATATCTTATGTAACTTAGAAAGAAAATCCTACTGTTACAGTTGGTGTGAACTCTTCTGAGTCCAAGTTGTAGTTTACGCCTGCTTCAAGCTCTGCTCCACTTAACATGTATGTATACTCGCCACCTACGTTTTGTAGTGTGTCTGTGTCATCACCATTCAAGTATGCTGTTAGGCCACCTGTTGTTGCGGTACCTTCATAACCAATTGCTTCGGCGTCTAAGTCATATGACATAGCACCACCAATTGAAGCCATTCCTAAATCTAGTCCAGATACACCTGCGCCTAGCACTGTGTTTTCTGAATCCATGTTATAGTCGCCAGCTGCTGTGACACTCAAGCTACCTACACCAAAAGTATAAGCACCTTGTACATTACTAATGTCTGTAATGTCTGTGTTCCAGTCTGTAAAACCAACAGCTACTGATGCCGCGCCTGCTGTAATTGCTACTGACTCAGTCATTGTTGGCGCTGTTAATGTTTGGTTACCTTCGGCGTCTGGCATTAAGCCATTATCGTCACCCATAGCAATTCCAATACTGTTTACTGTTGTACCAACTGTCCAACTGTCTAATGTTACAGCATTGCCATCTGTAGCACTGAAGTCTAAATCAACGTTTGCTAAACCAGTAGCATTGATATCTAGTTCTAGACCCATTGTTCCACCCCAGTCATCATTTGCGTCTTGTGCGAATTTCATTTCAACTTCGCCTGTCAAAATTGATGGTGCTGGTGCTGGTGTTTCAGCAAATGCTGTTCCCGCAGTTAAAAACACTGCTAGTGTGGTAAATACCTTGCGCATAATATTTTTCCTTTTCAAATTTTATGTGTAAAAAAAGTGGGTTCGGAGTACTATTCCGGCCCACACTCTATTTATGTATCTTGTTACTGCGCCGCAGCAATCCTAATACACTTTTGTGGTGAGTGTGTTCAATGAGCAACACTATCCACCTGGTACAAATTTATTTTTTGGTTTGTACCAAACTTTTTGGTCGTGTAATCTGCCGAGTAATTTTTGTATCTCGAGCATTTCTTCTCTAAGTTGAGGCGATGTTTCACCTTGCGCAATTGCCATTCCTCTGCGCCCTGCTTTGGCTCTTAGTGCTTGCTCAATAATTTCAATATCTCGCACACTGAGATCAAACTTTTTGTTAGGCTTCATCTGGTATCTCCACAACTTTTTGGTTTTCTGGCAAACATAATACTGCGGTTATCTCATCATTAAATCCTGCTTTTGCGATTACTTCAACAGCCAGTCTGTCGCTGTTGTTAGGATTCATAACATATTTAACGCATTCGTCTTTAGAGTTAAACTCTAGTATTGGAACTATAAACGGATCTGCTACTGCCATAGTTACTATAATCAAAAACTTCAAGTTCTATTACCTCGTCGATGTCATAGTTGTTCCAAGATCTCAGCAAGTTTTTTCTTAGATTTGCCACGTACTTTAGTTCCCGAGATATCGTTATCACCATCACCCACAACCACAACGGCAATCATACCCATTGACTTGTGTGGTGTACACTGATACAAATACACACCTGGTGTATCAAATGTGTAGGCATATTCTTTGCCTAGTTTGGATTTCTTTGGTGCTTCCCAACCATCTGGTCCTGCGATAAACTCAACATTGTGACCTTTTGATGTTGGTACCCATGTGACGGTGTCGCCTACATCAATACGTGCGATGTCTTCGCTGTACGCCATCTTAGCACCGTCATCACGTTTGTTTAACATGTCAATAGTCATATCTGCTGCCAACACACCTGTTGGTAAAGCAAACGATAACGCAAATAATGCGCCTATTGCTGCGATTCTATACTTCATTTTTTATCCTTTACATTGAGATTTGATGGAGAATATTGTTCCCCATTATAACCTGAACCAGTTGCGTTAGGTCCAGTTTCTACGCCGCTGTTACAACCAACAACGACAACTAACAAAAAGAATATACTCCATAGTGTTACTCTTTTTGTCCACATCATGAACTGTTCAAATGTGCGTTCTGCTTCTGCCTGTGCGGCAGCTCTAACTTCATCTGTCATACTGACCGTGTTCCATAATATGAACGATAGATTTCAAACAGCTCTGCTTGATCTAACGCTTCTTCTACAACAAAATTATCCTTGCCAGCTTTAGATTCAGCAAGTTCGTATGCCTCCGATCTACGTGGAGACATACAAATAAGTTTGCCTTCTTTATCTCTTCCTACCCACATCTCTACTCAGGTGTTACCCAAGGATAACAAGGAATAATACTTTGTTTACAATATTTGGCATTGTCAACAAGAAGGAAAGGTATTCCTACGATAAAAAACATGATAATAAGAAATGCTGGTAGCAATCCCTTTGTCGTACAATAATTGGTTTGCTCACTCATGCTCACCACCATTTGCACGTCCATCATATTTACGACCTGACTTTACCAATTCATTTAATGAATCAGGGTTGCGTTCTGCTTGGCGGAATGTTACAGCCGTAATTGTAATACCACTAATTAAAAGTAAATGAAAGGCTGCGCTAATTCCAAACGCCATATAACTTCCTACCATTAGGGCAAAGATGCCACTCCAGATAAAAAATAAACACTGGAAGATCATGTGTCCTACCATAGGATCTAAGTGACGTAGTGGTGACTTTTCTACTGTCATTACACTGTCCCACATTTCACGTGGAATCTTTACAAGCTCTGATATTGTAGTTGCCCAACCAATGGGTTTAACTTTTTTCATAATAATTCTCCTGTGTGTATGTATTAATATATAGCAGGATAAACCACAAAAGTCAAGCCCGCCGAAGTGTGTTAAATTGTAGCAGGCATCGTAAATAATGCTCTGATATCAGTTGGCTCGTTATACTCAATTGGTTTACGAGCAAAGATAGTCCACTTATAGGCAAACATTGTATCTTTTGTAGTACAGAATTCTCTAAAACTTGTGCCTGTTGTGTAAACATCGTCTACTACCATCCAAGGATGATCGCCTGGCGTTACATATTTTTCCATGGCACTTTGTAATGGTAGTCCACCTCTTGGTATTCCAACTACCTTGCTGAATGGCTCCGTCTGGTAGTCCATTATCATACGTGCTAGTCCGTCCCACCATTCAGGTCGTATAGCATCACATTCAATCTTCCACGCAAGTTTGTTTCCGGCATGGCTAATAAAGTCTCCGACTTCAAATAAATTTGCTGATGTCATATAAGGCATAATATTTTCCTTTAGTCAAAAGAACAGCCGACTCTGATTTATCAAAGCCGGCCATTATCATTATACAGCGATAAAATAGATAACGCTGATAGCTGCGATAGCAATGCTACCGCCATTTAGATCGTCTGTACGACCGCTTAATGCTTTGATTAGCGCATAAGCTACAAAGCCAATAGCAATGCCGTGTGCGATACTAAATGTTAGTGGCATCAACACTGCTGCCAATACTGCTGGAGCATACTCAGTTACATCATCCCAGTCAATATCTGCGATGTTGCGTAAAAAGTATGTAGCAATAAAGATTAGTGCTGGCGCTGTAGCATAAGCTGGAATGCTTTGTGCTAGTGGCGCTAAGAATAAACAAGCACCGAACAAGATAGCGACAACTACTGCTGTAAGTCCTGTCTTACCACCTTCTTTGATACCTGCTCCACTTTCAATGTATGAAGTAGTGTTTGATGTTCCTACTAACGCACCTGCTGTAGTTGCTACTGAATCAGCAAGTAAAGCACGATCAATTTGCTCTACTTCGCCATCGTCATTAACTTTTCCTGTTAGGTTAGCAACACTTGTAAGTGTTCCTGCTGTGTCAAAAAAGTCAACAAACAAAAAGGCAAAAGCAACTCCAATAAATCCTGCTGTAAATAGAGCACTAAAGTCCATACTAAAGGCATGTTCAGGACTTGGAATAGCACCAGCTACTCCGCCTAGGTCCGCAATACCTGTGATCCAAGCAATAGCTGATACAGCTAGAATACCAAGAATCACTGCGCCTGGAACTTTACGCTTGTCTAGGATTGCCATAATTACAAAGCCTAAACCTGTTAGCAATACTGGCCAACTAGTTACGTCTCCAAGTCCTACTAGTGTAGCAGGATCGTCAACTACAATGCCAGCATTTTTCAAACCAATAATGGCAAGAAACAGGCCAATACCTGCGCCAACACCAAGTTTCATAGACTTAGGAATGCTGTTAATAATATACTTACGTGCTGGTGTTACACTAAGTCCAATAAACACAATACCAGCTACAAATACAGCGGCAAGTGCCTGTTGATAGGTATATCCCATACCAAAGATAACACCAAAAGTAAAGAACGCATTAAGTCCCATACCTGGTGCGAGTGCTACTGGCCAATTAGCCCAGAGACCCATTATCAATGTGCCAATTACTGCGGCAATAATGGTTGCTGTAAACACAGCACCAAAACCCATACCTGATCCTTCAGTTGAAAGAATAGCTGGGTTGACTACAGTAATATATGCCATTGTAAGAAAGGTTGCTAAACCAGCCATTACTTCTGTTCTTACAGTAGTTCCTGCTGCTGACAACCCAAATAGTTTTTCTAACATATATTTCTCCCTTGTTAGTTGGAAAACAGGCCCGTTCTGTTGCTAGGTGGAACCCATACCCCCTGTGATTAGGCCGCTAAGGCAAATCCAGATGGTGCAAAGTTATCGTTTGCATTTGTGTTTTGTAAACTAGCCTACCTGTCGAATCCTATGTCGCCCCCATCAAAAACACACTCAGTAAATGTGTTTATGGTGGAGGCGTCCGGTACCGCCCCGGAGTCCAAATACGCTTTATAACGCCTACAGGTTATTTATAACATAAAATTTAAAGGTTGTCAACCTTTAATTACCATTTAGTAGCACGTAACTTTTGTACTCTTTTTTGTGATTTGATTGCGTTAAGACAGTTCAGTATTTTGCGCTGTTTTTGAAATGGTCTAGAATATCCATTCTTATTTTGCCAAGTTTTATCTTGCTCTATTTCTTTACCTAATGCTTCGGCCAATAGTTTTTCCATAAACTGTAGCTCGTCCTCAGTTAAAGCTTCAAATTGTTTCGAGACCATTGTGTTTACTCCATGCTTCTTCGAACTGTTCACTGTAATCGTAAAGGGGTGCGCCATCGCCACCATCATACCATAGGCGTTTAAAATAGCCGTTATAGCTGTCCAATACTGTTTCAGGGGAGGCGTTGAGGTGGCCTTTCACCATGTAGAAAATGCGGTATTCTTCTTTGAGATCATTTCGCAACATAATGTATTTACAAAAATGTTACAATAGAGCGCTAACACTGAATTAAGAGCCTTCAGGAAAAAACCAGTACAAAAGGCTGCCGCCCGCATCTACTGCTTTTTCTAATTCTTCTGTTCTCATAAAATCTTCTGTTTTGCCGTGGCGTCTAACTGCCCACATGTCTCCAGGATCATGGAAACCAACACCTGGTGTAACTTTACGTGAAAAGGTTATTGCTCTGTACGTTAATTCATCATCATTAGACACATGCGGTTGAATACCGTAGTTTGACAAAATATATTTTCTTAAATCTGAAAGTGTTTCCATTTTATTATCCTCTACTGTATTTATTACATTTCTCTTTTCTTTTCTTGTATTTCTTTTCTTCGAAGTACAAGCAGATCTTTCATTTCAAATAAGGCTTGGCGAGCACGAACAGCAGAGGCTTTTACTCCGCTTTCAAACTTCTCACTTTCTTTCATATAAATGTCAAAAGCAAGAACTATCTGTTCGTGCAAGTTTTTTTGTTCCACTAATCACCTACGTATAAAGTTCTTAAGTTCTCAATTAGATCATCAACACTATCTTCGTTAGCTTGATATCTAATACCAATACCACCCTTTGCCTTCCAACTATCAATATTGCTAGGTTTATCATCAACTAGAATGTTGGGCATACCAGTAATATCTTCAATAGCATACTTTGGTTTGTATCCAGTAAAGATAATGTTTGGCACACGGCTTGGCAAAAAGTTATGTCTTGTTAACCATACACGCTTCCAGTAACTACTATTGTCCTTATCTCCACGCAACGGACTAGAACAAATGCCATAATTATCACCAGCAAGTTCTCTTACTGTGTTAACAAGCCTAGCACTTGTTGGAAATGGTTCAAGTGTATCAAAGAAGTTTGTGTATTTTAGTGCCCAAATGCTTTCTTCTTTATCTGGTAAGTTCTTCCAATGATCTACACCATAGTAGTTCTGTAGTCCTCCAAAGAAGTCAGCTATAACGCCGTCCATATCTAGATAAATTTTCATAAATGCCTCTCTAATTGCCTAAGTTGTGCTTCATTATAACACAAGTATGGATAATGTCAAGTGATTAATTTTCTACGTAAACTGTGTTTGCTGAACTTGTAATTGATCCGCTGCTACAAGAAACAGTTTCGCCTAGGAATGTAATGAGTTTGCCAACAGCATAAACAGTTCCATTGCCTGTTGTTACTGATCCTGTATGAGGCAGACACACTGTTGAAAAAGTTGGATTGCCGTCTTCGTCCGTTCCTGTTTGAATTACTGTTGGAACATCATGTGATACCGTAGGGTCGCCGATTCTTGCTACAAGTTGGTTTTCCGCAAACACACTACCTTGACCATTGTTAAGGGTAGTTGTAGTGTCACAACTATGTCCTGTTGTAGTAGTATCTGTTTTTCTAGCAACCTTGCCGCCCATTAAAACCCCTAAGCCATTTGAATTCCTGTGGTGCTTGTCATATATTGTTTGCCCATTTCGGGATCAGTTTTACAAATGAATACAACAGCACTTTTATTTATGTGTACTTTGCTATCCTGTGGAATGGTAAACGCATAAGGAGCAAGTCCCATGCCTTGTTGTGTTGCCATTAATGCTAAGGGTTTTGATACTGTAACTGATTTATCATTTTCCTCTACAAACCGGGCAACAATTTCATCGCCTCCTGTAGTTTTGATAGTAACAGTATCGTTTGCTTTGTATGGTGTTTCAATGATCATATTTGTATCCTAGTCTTTTCATAGTTTTCTTATACTTCTTAGTAATATAATTATAACTTTCAGGTGTCCAATTCAAAGGAGCTGATTCCTTGATATGTGATTGCGTCTGATTTTTATGTTTACCTTCTAATAATTCATACAACGATGTATTTTTAAGTTGTTCGTAATTGCCACCTAGTCTAATTACTTCCATGTCGTCTGTTATATGGTCTCCCATATCCTCTACACAATGTAGATAAAAGTCTAAGCAATGATGGCCGTAATCATGATCATAAGTTTCATTTAATACAGACAGTTTACGGACTGCCTCACAATGTAAATTAATATCATATTCTCCAAATTTCTTATTTAAAAGTTTTGACATCCATTCTTTTTTGTTATCAAGATTAGATTTAATTAGCGATAGATAATGATGGTAACCACTTATAAACTTTTCCATAGGATGCCTTACCAGCACATATTTCTTTTGATCAAAATTTACATAGCGCATGGCGTAGTGTTCGTAGGCAGTTTGACCTTTCATTGTGTAAACACTAGATCCAATTAAGTTATAGACTGATCTATCAGGCATTGGTGTAGTAATATTTGTAGTTCCGCACTTATGAAAGTAAAACAAAACGCCGTCTTGTTCAGTACTATGAAATATAAAACTCAAAGACTATGCCCAGTTCCATTGTATCCTGTATCTTCTAAATATTTTACGAAGTCATTATAAGAACCAACAGCCCTACCACCTACTTTAATTTGTGGAAAGGTTCTTGCTCCTGGAAATTCTTCAAGAACTTCTTCACGCATGAAATCTGTTCCTAACATTTTGTAGGTAAATGTATAGCCTCGTGTCTCACATAGAGCTTTTGCTCTAGTACAATATATACAATTGTCCTTACCCCATATCTCTATCATAGGCTGAAGCCTTTGAATGTATCTTGGCCCACA